CAACGTTTTATTCATCTGAAAAAGCTTCTGAAATTATGTGTTTAGCCTATTCAAGATGGAAACAACCATGGGTCTATAAATATAAGGATCATCCTGAACAAATTCAAACTCTCCCCGATTGGAACCGCGATGACATGGCTGTCGTTACATGGGAATATTTAAATTAAATATTAAAATATAATTTATTAATATCATATCTTAATATTATCTCTTTTTTGTTCTTCTTTTTCTCTTTCTTTTTGTTTTTCTTTTAGGTTTTCTTTTTCTCTTGGATTTTCTCTTGGATTTTCTCTTCTTTTTTGTTTTTCTTCGTCGGCGTTTTCTTCCTCCTCGTGCCGCCGCCGCGGCCGCTCTTGCTGCTTCTGCTGCTGCTGCTTCTTCTCTGAACGCATCCACCACGCCGGTCGCCGAAGTATTCAGCTGGACCTTCCGGACTTGACTTTTGAGAGTTTGACTTTTTTCTATTAGTTTACGAGCCTCTCTTCTTTCAAAACTGTCAATAGTTGCTCTTACTCCCCATTTTATATTACCCGGGACTACTGATTTATCCTCGATAAAATCCATAGCTCCCTGTAATTCACTAATAGCGACTCTGATCCGTGCCAACTCATTGGTAACTCTTTGTTCTGTTGAGCCAAATTTAATAAGAGCGTCTTCGATTTTAAGTTTTAATAAAAATCCCCATAAATGATCCAGGTCGTACTCATTCTTATCCATGGAAGCAAAGATTTGATCCTCTGCCCCGATCCCTAAATAGTACACTTCTCCATCGATGATACTCTGAACCCATTCTACAAATTCCTTGCGCTTGCTTTCTCCTCCCCAGCATTCGTAAAAAATTACAATTTCATCCGAAGCCACTGGCACATTTTCCCCCCCCAAACCTTCGAGCCAGCTGTTTCCTTCTCCTAAAGCTTTAATTTTACCAACAATAATATCATCACCTCCATTTGATTCAAGACGCTTTCTAACATAATTAATACTGTCCCCTACTTGACCTATTTTATATTTTTTTCTGAAATCTTTAACCTGCTTGGCCGCCTCCATGGCTGCTGCGTGTGCAGCTTTGCGCTCGCGCCTCTCCTTCTCGAGCTCCTGTCCTTGCTTCTCGATTTTCTTCTTATTAATTCGTGCCGTCTTCTCCGTTTTCCTCCGCTTTTGCCAAGCCAAGTAGCTCTCGCCCTCTTGTCGTTTCATCGGGTCCGAGATCAGCCCGGTGGCCTGTCCGATTTGTTTAAACATTTCCATATATATATATATATTAAAATATAATTTATTTAATCATATCTTAATATTATCTCTTTTTTGTTCTTCTTTTTCTCTTTCTTTTTGTTTTTCTTTTAGGTTTTCTTTTTCTCTTGGATTTTCTCTTGGATTTTCTCTTCTTTTTTGTTTTTCTTCGTCGGCGTCTTCTTCCTCCTCCTTGTTCTTCTTTTGATTCACCTCCTCCTCCAGATAATTTTAATTTCAAAATTACCATACCATCTACCTCCGACGCCGGATCCCCACCTTTATTTATTTGATTGTTTAAAAATCCATTTACATTAGAGTCAAGACGGTTACCTAACCTAACTTTCTTTATTTTTCTTGTTGGTACTACAACTGATTCAACATTGGGGCGCTCGTTCCACCATTTTTCGTATTCAAAAAATTTGCTTTTATCTATTTTATTCTTAACCTTTCCTTTTGTCATATTTGTATCTCCTACAATGTAATCTACACCTACATTGACGAGGCCGGAAAGGAACGTATCCCATCCCGCTCCGTCAGCGCCAGCCGGTACATCCTCCATTTCCTGGCTTTTTTTATTTTGTTTTTTCCCCGTTAATAATTTTTCTTTTGTATGTACTACCGCTACTTTACTCTTACCTTTTTTAGATGTGATTTCAAACACTCCAAACTCCTTGGCGTTCAACTTTTTTTTTTCTTCGGAATTCATCCCTTCAAGCACATCCACCTCTGTAATTCCTGTAATATTTCCTTTGTTCTTATATATAGCAGAATAAATTTCACCATTCTCAGTATCGCGTTCTATTGACACACAAGTATAATCGTTTCCCAATATTTCATTTAAATATTGAACTGATTCACATAAAAATAATACATCAACATCTTCAATAGATTGTTCTAACAAAAATTTTAATTTTTTAGCAGCGTCTTCTATCACTTCACCTTTTTTATCAATGTTTCCATGATAAAAAACACCATATGGTCCATCTTTTCCAGCGTCAAAACCACCAAATTTTTGAGTTTCCCATAATTTATTATAAAACAATAATTGATATGCTTTATCTATTCTGCCGGCATCGGCGTAGTCATTGTCATCTCTTTTACTAACAAGATTCCCGCTTAGAGCGTCTTGTATCGCCTTTTTGTCCCAGTCTGTATTCTTTGAAAATACATGTTTTTCTAAAAATTTGCCCATCTCCCCGGCGATTTTATCGTGAATGACTTTATATTCATTCTTGTACTCGGCGCCTTTCAAGCTCGAGATTGTCTCATAATTCCAATTACCAGGCTTTTCCCTATTTTTATAAACAATATTGTTCACCAAATCCACCCATGCTTTTGTGATTTGTTCACCATTTTCAAAAAAGAAACTCATATATTTGTCACCAGCACCTTCTTTTTCTGGCAAACCCTTAGACGGTGCGGATAAAGCCATAATATTTCCACATCTAAATGTTATTTCACTGGCTTTATCACTTCCAGAAATAAGAGTATGATCAAACAAAATAGAATGAGCACCTCCGTGTTTAAAACCATCTTTTGGTGTTACTGAAAAAGCTGCGCATTCTTTTTCATTACATAACTTGAGCAACTCTCTCTGGCGAGCAGCTGCGAGACCACTTTTATCTGGATCAATTATATCATCCCAATCTCCAACATCTCCCATTTATATATTATACTTAGAAATTATATATTTTTTTTAACATCCACTAAAGGAACCTTATTTGCCACGTCTTTCAATATTTTTTTTGTATTTTTTTCCATCTCTTTATTATCACCCAATAACTTTTGAAGTATTTTACATCTCTCCAACGATTCTTTCTCATTGGTTTGCCAATTTGGATGTTGTTTCTCCCACTCCTCCAACGCCATAAACTGTTTTGTACGCATTTTCGACATCAAATCAAACGTTTTCCCTTTATTTTTTACATTATCTTCTTCCCACTGATTATTATCCCTTATAAATAATTGCCCACTTTTCTTATTGCTACAATGAATCGGTCTTTCAAGCGCAGGCATATCCTCCAATCCCTTCAAAACTACATTTGTAATCCCATTTGTATAACCATTTGAATACGCATTCATCACATCTTCTAAATTATATTTCAAATTTTTGATAAAATCTGTTAAATTCCTCGCATTCCCACAATGTTTATCCAAAAATAAATTAATAGATATATTATTTGTCGTATTATTTGTTATATTTTGATGCGAAATTATTGAATCTTGACTAACAACATCATCATAATATTTTATTTTTAAATTATCTATTTCTTTTTTTAATGCTGATAAACATTGTTTCGCATGTTTATAATATCCATGCCGAGTTTCAAATTTTTTCCCACATTTACATATCTTGAAAAACTTCTTATGTTTTCGCTTTTCATGTCTCACTAAATTAGATTGTTTTGTCGTTGTATAATTACATTTTGAACATTTAAAAGTTTTGGACATTTTTGATCGATATATAATATTTAAACATTTTTTTAAATCCTTTTTGCTCCGGAAGTTGGACACCGCATAAATCAAAAAAAATTACACACGTTTTTATTTAGACCAAATTTCATTTGTTTTTTTTATTTTTGTTTTGTTGAAAATGACTGAGAATGCTGCTCCGGAGCCAGTTTGACGTCTTAAAATAAAAGCTGTTGAATTGCTTTTCAAACCATTATATGATAACAAAAAGTTTACTACTAAAAAAAATAGTTGTCATGCGGTGTCCACCTTCCGGAGCAAACCGTTTTTTGCCGAAAAAAAGTTTTCAAAAAACGCTTAAACTTTTTCCTGAGCGTATTATGGTAAGGTTTATTTTGCGGAGGGTGGAAACACTTTGGTCAGTAACAGGTCCTTTTTTTAAGCAAAAAGTACCCCCTACATAAGCTGCCTACATAAAATTAATATTTATTTCAAAAAAATCCCCTAGGCGATGTAGTAGTTTGCAAGTTTAAGCGGTTTTTGAAAACTTTTTCTAGGATTTTAAAAAATATTTGTCGTTCCAAAAAAAAAAACTCAAAAATACTTTTTGCAAAAAATGCATCAAACTTTCGCTTTGGTAACAACTCTATAAATCACAAGGCTAAAAATGAGAGCGTACGTTACGATAAAATCGCAAAAAAAGTTTGGTGAGTTTTTTTGATCAAACTTTTAAATTGAATACTTTTACTATTAGTTTATTTAAAATTAAATAATTAAATATGTCAATTGACTGGATTCTGCGTGTCGGAGATGGTGGAAATTTTATTAGAAGTTCAAAGTATAATATTTGGGGGATTCAAACAACAACATCACCACATGGTAAATATTTTATTAGTACCGCCAAACCTGGAGATAGACTATGGTTTGTAAAGAATAAATCTAAAGGGAAAATAATAGCAGTAGCAACATATAAATCATATAATAATCGCGTATTAGGTCCACTTATTAACATTACGATGAGTAATGAAGAACTTGGTTGGGAAGAATCATCCGACCCTAGAACTAATTGGACAAGTAATATTGAAATACATTATGAAAATTTTTATAATTTAACTGAGTGTGACCTTTTATCTCGCATAAAAGGTCCATCTCCCATAAGAAAAGACAGTGAAAAAATTCCATTAGATTTACCAACAGAATATAAATATATCGTTAGGTACAGTAAAGTAACGCGTAATATATAATTAATTATAATGAGGATTTCGCGATAGTTTACAATGCTTACATGCCCACCTTGACCTCTCATCGCGATCTTCCCAATCTCTTTCCCATTCATGGTCGCATGTTTTATACAAAATTCCCCGCATTTTTCTAATTTCTTTCTGAATTACGTTTATTTTCCGAGAATAATCCAGTTGGAGTGCCTTTTTTTCAGCGATTGACGCAAATATTTGCTGCGCTTCCAAATTCATTTTAAATACATATAAAATCATATAATTATATGTATTCAATTTTTTTCTAACCCTTAAAATAATTTGTTATTATCCCTAATCCGACGACAGTGAATATAATACCAATCAATACATGCCAGTCAAACGGTGGTGACGCATCAAAATAAATACTAGAAACTAAATATATAACGATAATCGATAATGATATCATAATACATGGTAAAGTAACATCCGGTGATAATTTAAGCGAAGTTGTGAAGGATATATTAAAAATGTAGACGCATAATGAAATAATAAATAATATAATTAACATTTCTGACTTACATTTAAATATGGATTTACAAGAATTATCCATTACATAGTGAATAAGTCCTAAAAATCCTACAATTATTGAAAGATATATGACCAAGTGTCTTGGATGTTTTACTATATTTTTATCTAATATATATTTTTTCCCCAAATCTACTACACAAACAAGCAATAGCGCCAATAAAGCGTAGAAAAACCATGGTCTTTGTATTAAAGGTATAATTTTAGTGGGATTATGAATCATGTATATATATATATAAGAATGATAATTATTTTGACCCGGAAATTGAAGCGGCTTTAATTCTATTTAAACGGTCCATTTGTCCAACATTTGCCTCTAAGTTAGATTGTCGGTGCTTATCATTTGATTGAGAACTAGATTCTGCTTTTGTGTAAACAACTTGTTTTCTGTTATTCGACTGCGCTGAACCAAATAAATTTATATTAAAATGGCTATTCATAACGGAATCTTTTCTCAAAAATCCAGCGTTTTGAAGTTTCTTTGCAAGATGGCGACGCGGATGGCTTCTTGGCTTGGCTATACCTGTATTTGGTGCTGGACTTGGCATATATTATAACATTACATTTTTAATTTATCAAAATAATCACATTTGTATAATACACCAGTTCCCACTATGGCTATAATTAAATAATATAGTAAATAAGCGACTCCCGTAAGCTTTGTTATCTTAACAAAGTAGTCTGAAAATCCAAAGGCGGCCACATATAAAAATATAAATCCGAATTCATAGGGTAACATATACACTATATATAGATTTTAACATGTTAAATTCTCTCTAATCCATGTTTTTATTTTTAAATGTTGTGGTTTTAATATCTCTTGTAGACCTGATAAGATATGCTGTATATCATTCTCATTAGATGTGTCTAAAATTAAGAGTGAATTATAAACAATGGAGAGAATTTTGTTATTGTATAGTTTTGTAATATTTTCAAAAACGCTATCTAGGCTTATGGAATCTTCTGCCGCTTCTTTAAATAATTCTGGTGATTCTAAACTTAATATATTTGTATATAATGTTAGGGTGTGACGAATTGATATTTTGTCTGTATTTTCATAGGTTTTTATTAGTTTGTGTATTCCTTTTATCGCGGTTGCCAATATTTTTTCATAAATAACACATGAATCTGGTTTATACCACAAATAATACCGACGTATTGCTTGAAATAAATAATATAAATCATCCTTATTGTCTTTCATATACCAACGAGTTACTCCTTGGCTCCACGATGGTAGTTGTAAATGTAAAATATTTTCCGATATACTTAATTTACTTCCAATGGGGCAGTACGCCAAAAGTGCTAATTGAATCATTACTTGTAGAGGTTCTAAAATCATATCACTTTTCTCTTTCACATGACTGATTTTATCCATTTACAATGTAGTAACATTTAAAATTTACATAATAAACTTAAAGTAAATATTATATTAATTATATGCATGCTTCAAATACCTATTTCAGATATTAAAAATACAAAGTTTATAGAAAAAATACATGATTTATCCGGAAATAAACTTATAAAAGTCTTAGAATTAGGACTTATAGCGTACGATGGATGTGAAAATCAGAGTTTACGATGGGATAACAGTGAATTTAATAAAAAAATAGAAGCGATTCAAAACGAGTCTACGGAAAAACTACAACAACAAAAAAATAAATATGAAAAATCTTTAAACGATAAAGAGAGCTTAATTAACAGTATTAATGAAAATAATAAAAATTCAAAAACCCAATTATTCAATGAATTGAAATGTTCTTTAGAATTACAGTATAGGGAGAAAATAAATTTTAAAACAGAACAATATGACGATTTGGTATGTGAACATATACGATTAAAAGAAAAAGCTGAAACCAATTTAACCACTTGGACCAATACTGAAAGAGAAAGAATATCTGCTCTAAATGATTATCACAAAAAAGAAATGAAGGAAGAAAGAGAAAAGTATGAAAAAAAAATAGACAAATTAAATAATATTGTACAATCTATTCATCTGATACAGGAAAATTCCTCACTAAAGGGTCAGGTAGGAGAGAACATGATGTTTAAAATATTAACAATGTTTTATCCAAAATTTACCGTGGAAGACACGCATAAAGAACCAAATCGCGGAGATTTTATTATTGATACTGTAAATGATAAGAAAATATTGATAGATAATAAAGATTATAAAGGTAATATCCCCAAAAAAGAAATAGACAAGTTTATTTCGGATATCGAAAATAATGCGGACGTTCATGGGGGTGCCTTACTTTCAAATTGTTCGGGTATCGCGAAACGTGGTGATTTTGAAATAGAAATAATTAGTGGTAAGCCGGTCATATACTTATACAACACAAACGATAACAAACAAAAAATTAAATCTGCGATAGATTTATTACTTTCCATCATTAACACCGAACATATTGATTTTTCTGATCCCGAGATTCACACAAAAATCAAGGGGTATTCAAGTGAAATCAAAAGAAAAATTTCCCAAACACGTCGTTATTTGAAAAAACACGAAGAAAATATGTTATCTTCTATCTTAGATATTGAAAATTCGTTTAAATCTCTGCTTTTAACAACGAAAGTAAAATATTAACAAAATTTATTTAGATAGATGTAAATATAAAATATTAGTTAATATATATATAATGTATCATGAAATGCCAAAACAAGCAAACGATTATTGTATAAAAATAATAACAATAGGGAATGCTAATTCTGGTAAAACATCGTTAATAGAAACATTTTGTAGAAACAAATATTTTAAAACATATGAACCCACAATTGGTGTGGAATTTCAGTCAATGATTTTTAAAGACAGTGGTATTAATTATAAATTAATGTTTTGGGATACAGCAGGTCAAGAGACATTTGCGCCAATTATTAAATCATACTATAAAAATATAGCAGGGATATTTTATGTAGTAGACCTATCGGATAGAAGAAGTATTCAAAAATTTGATTATTGGTTAGACGAATACAATAAAAACAAAACATGTGATGTAAAAATGTTAGTTGTTGGTAATAAAATAGATAAAAACAGAGTTGTAAGTAAAGAAGAAATAAATAATTTAATCCGTAAAAGGCGATTAGATTATATTGAAGTTTCCGTGAAAACTGGTGAAAATGTAAAATTATCATTAAATATGCTATTAAAAAATATATTGACTAATTTTGATAAGGAAACCCATCCCGGAATTTACAATTTAAAGGAAAAAAATGAAGTGGCATTGCTACTAAAAGAAGAACGTAATTGCCAAGATACATGTTGTACCATATGTTAATTTTGATATTTAATTGTGGCATAAAATGAAAAATTCCAATCGTGATGTTTCATTTCAATTGGTATTCCTTTATCGTTTACTAGTTTTATTCGTAGTTTTTTTAAATTTACTGGACCAAAATAATAACGTTTTGTATATTCTGGGTTTACATTTTTAAAAACTGTGAAATTTGAATTTTGATCTAACAAAATTCTTCCAAAAACATCTCTACTATTAGGGCTATGATATCTATCCGATTTTCGTGATACCATAGCGTTTCTTATTTGTTCTATAGTATATCTTTGCGCCGTGGTTAAATTTGACGACAAATCTTTATTCGCGTATTTTTTTCCACATGAAGTATTATACTCCGGATCGTTTAAACCAAGACAGTCGTTTCCGGGTTTCATCGTCGTTCTTATATAATAACTCGGCATTGAAAAGCTTCCGGTATTATTTCCGAATGAGACTAAATCTTGATTTGGCTTATTACTGTTAAAATCATCCATAGTAATATACAAATAACTTGAACCAAACATGTCTACATCTGCTTCTGCTATTATTTTATCGCCTGGTGCCAATGTATATTTTGTTTCGCGGAACCCTAGTAACCATCCCAAGTTATAATCGACTTTTCCCCCGAAACCTGTTTTATTACACACATTATCATCGGCGGGAACATCTAAACTATACCATTGTAATACCACTGTTGCATCGCCTGTATTTTCTATTTCTATCTCCTTCGGAAATGTTTCTGTAAACTCTAGATTTGTTGTTTTTGTATTTAATTCATTCACTAATTGTTGAATTGTTGTATATTTTCGTTCTGTTATTTTTACAAATGTTTTGACACCATCTACTTCTTCAATATAATAATGAGTACCATAATCTTTTGAAAATACTTTCCAAGTATGGGGAATATAAACATCATTAAGGGTAATATCCAATACATTATTAAGAGGGGGTTCCATATTTACTGTGAAATCCGAGGCAATCTCCATTAATTTGTTATTGCTACCGACAATAGTATTACCCGAACAGTCTGAATCTAATAAAATACTTCTATAATGACTATCAATTGTTACTAATTTTCTATATGTATTGCGGAGTAAAGGATTTTTATAATCTGTTGATATCTTATCAAATGGTCCTGCCGGCATAGGATTAGCATCTTTTAAGTTTGCTATTCTTGTTTCGCCCATCACCTCTTTATCATACAATGTCGCTTTTGTCGGACCCCTTGTATTAACGGGTATAGCTTTTCTCGTGATTCCGCCTGCTGTTATTTCTTCATCAAATAAATCACGAACTGTATTTTCTTTTTTATAATTTAAAAGTTTTTTATTTATTTTATTAAAAAAATCTAGAAAATTATCCCTAACAGTATCACTTAAATCCTCATTTTTTTGGAATTGTTTTTTTATTTTTTCAACAGTAGTGACTATTTTTTCATTTGTCAAAGGAATCTCACTACCCAAGCCTAATATATTAATCAACTCTTCGATGCTATAATTTTCTATATCAAAATCAGTTGGTTTATCTATTTCACCGGACATTAAATTATAATATATACAAACAAAATACTTTTATATGATAACTTATAAATTTTATAAAAATCAGCAAAGTAATCAGAAAAAAATTGAATAATAAATATATGATATTGTTTGTATCATTAACTTATTTTACATTGTAACCATGGCATCCAAATGTCAGATTTGTCTTGAAGATTGTAAGAAAACCATTCATTGTGGCTTTTGTGATTTCGAGGGTTGTAAATCATGTGTAAAAGAATCTATTCTTTACTCTGTAAATGACCCCGAATGTCCAAAATGTAATAATGTGTGGTCATATGAATTTTGCGTTGGAAATATAAATAGAACATTTATGGAAAAAGATTATCGCAATAGACGTAAGGATATTTTATTTGATGTTCAAAAAAGTAAGATTCCAGGTACCATGGGGGCTGTAGAAAATGAAATTAAACGTGAAGAACTAGCGGATAAATCTACAACGTTAAAAGTAGTCATCGATGATCTACAAAAACAGTTAAGACAATATCAAGATATGCTAATTGTGAATGAATACGAAAAATCAAAACTGAACCGTGAAAATAATATCAAAAAAATATTTAAAAAAAAATGTCCAAAAGAAGATTGCGCTGGATTTCTATCACAACAACATAAGTGTTCAGTATGTGCTACAACTGTTTGTGAACATTGTAATGAAATTATTTTAGAGAATTTTGACAAAGGTTACGGTGGTGGCGAATCAAAACATAAAGAACATGAATGTAATCCTGATGCGGTAGCTTCATATAAAATGATTAAAGAGGAAACAAAACCATGTCCTAACTGTGCTACAGCTATTTACAAAATTGATGGATGCGACCAAATGTGGTGTACTAGTTGTCATGTAGCTTTTAGTTGGAAAACAGGACAACGGGTAAGTGGGCGGATTCATAACCCACACTTCTATGATTGGAAGAAAAATAATGAGGAGCCTAATCGCGAAGTTGGAGAAATATTGTGTGGCGGCGTCATCGATATACGTATTATACATAATTTACTAAGAAAAACAAAAAGTCTAAAAAAATATTACGGTAAAAATCACAATCTAATGTCGTTTTGTCACGATCGTGAAGTTTTGTCGTTGCCGATATTTAAAAATTTGACCTCGCAAATTAAGTTTTTAACTCATATGACAGTTTTACATAGAGAAATTACACATTTCCAAGAAGTGGAATTGGATAAATATAGGAGAATCTGTAATGAACAAGACCCAATGTTTAAATCGAGAATTGCTTTCATCCGGGGAAAAATTACAGAGAAAAAATTTAAAAGTCAAATCATTCGTAGTGATAATATAAATCGCAAATCACAACTTATATTGAATATTTTGGAGATGTTTTATGTTACATTTCTTGAAACGTATAATGATATGTGTGATACAATTCATAAAGAGGTATGTGATATTGAAAAACCTAAACCAACAAGTAATGAAACCTATTGGCAGCTAAATAAAAATCGTTTTATTGAAATCCGCGATAAGATTACTTGGAGCATAGATAGAATGGGAAAACTAATTAATTACAGTAATAAAGAATTATGGGAAATTTCAAAAATTTATAACCAAACTGTCCCTATAATTAATTTTCCAAATGTTGTAAATAAAAAATACAATGACAATGATTTTCAATGTTACGCTGAAGATGGCATTTCAAAAATGCAAGGTAAAACTAAAAATGTTAAAATTAAAGGAGAATTACAAGAGAGATATTTCAATAACTCAAAATGGTTTAATATTAAGATGGGAATATGGAAATGGGAAACGCCAAAGCACGAAAGACAAATATACACTTCTCTTAACAGTCTTATAGATCTATCATCAATGGATGAATTAAATAAAAAATCAAAAAATGTTGCTGTTACCAATGTTCGTACCTCTCAGGAACCCACCGGTCACCACGGACCAGGTATTCGCGTTTAAAATAATTCTTGAAAGAAATCTAAAATACATTTAATCTTATTTGTATCAATATCTAACGCAGGACAAATATGTCCTTTTTCTATTTGACCACATTTATCACATCTTTTTCTATAATAATTTCGCATTGGTTTCTTTTTAATCTTTTCACCTTTATCAGGACACGTGGTTTTATTATGACCAACTTTATCACAAATAGTACATCTTGTTTGTTTTCGTTTTTTTTTCTTATATACACAACCAAATCTATTATGTGGTACAACAGTCAAACCATGTCCCCTTTTAAAATGCCTCGCACCCTTAAAAAGAATTCTCTCCAAACCCTTAATAATTTCTACATTTTTATCTAATAATTCCAAACGACCAATTCGGTGTTTTCCATTATAGACATACCGATTATAGTTTTCATTTTCATAAATCCGCCGCCTATTTTCATCCTTCAAAACATTTTTAATCTTACCTATCCCCATTATTTCATTCGTCGTGTTATTCATTTCTATAACATAAACATATGATTCGTATGGGATTGTACTTGATATTTCTTTGTCAAAGCCGTAGATACACTTAAACGAACTTTTTGCGCGATATTTTTTATTTTCCTCATAAGTTGATTCATTAAACCGTGCTACGGTTATAATTAATGACATAATTCTCTCTAAAAATATTTATGGAGAGAATTATTCAATTTATTTCGTCAGTGCTCTTTTTAGTGCTCTTTTTAGTGCTCTTTTTTTAGTGCTCTTTTTTCAGTAGTTCGTATATCGATAAAATAGATGCCCCGGTGGCCTGGTCTTTCAAGAAAGATACCCCAGCAATGTCTATATGTAACCATTTTGTGTCTTCTGGTACAAATTCACTTAAGAAAGCAGCGGCTAAAATGGTGCCAGATGATGCCGTTGCGCTAGAATTTTTAACATCAGCAACGGTTGACTTTAAATATTTCTTGTATTCTTTCCATAAAGGTAATTCCCAAACACGCTCATTCACCTCTTCAACAGCTTGATTATATAATTTTATTAAAGGGTCATAGTTTCCTATACTAATAATCGAAAGATTATTAAAAATGGAACCAGCTTGTCCTGTAAGAGTAGATACATCTATTACATACTTAGGATTGAATGTTTTCGAATATGATAAAGCATCCGCCATGATAAGCCTACCTTCGGCGTCAGTATTTAAAATTTCTACGGTTTTTCCACTATGACTTTCAATAACATCACCCGGTCTTTGGGCATCCGGACCAATCATATTTTCGACAAGCGGTATCAGGGCAACAACATTTTTTTTAAGATTGTTTATGGCGCAAAGTTTTAAAACACTCCACGCAACAGCAGCCCCAGTCATATCTGTTTTCATATCATGGAAATCGTATCTCTTGAGATTAATACCACCTGTGTCAAACATCACACCCTTCCCAACCAACACAATAGGTTTTTCCTTTTTATTTGGCATCCATTTTACTGTTAAAAGATATGGATTTTGATTTGAACCTTTATTCACAGCCAGAATTAAATTAAATTTATCTTTTTTTAATTTTTTCTTATCAAATATTTCAATGGATAGATTTTTTTTCTTGAAATTTTTCACATTTTTTAAAAAAGCATCTGTAGTCATAATATTTGCTGGTTGATTTACCATAGTTCGCATTTTATTTATAATTTCACCCTCCAGAACACTATTTAAAATAAGTTTTTTTAAATTTTTAATACCACAAAAAATAATTTCTAAATTTTGTTTTTCCTTATAATCATATAAATAATATACTGTTCGTATGACTTGATATCTAATAAATGATTTAATTGGTGATAAAATGATTTGAACTCTTAATTTTTTCCCTTCATCTTTTTCCCCAATAATATCACTACATATATCTTTAATACTTGAATCCAAATCATCCTTAGAGCATTTTCCATCACTTACTTTTGATATAATAAATAATTTATCACCAACCATTTGTTTTAAATATTTACTTTTCTTATCTTTAAAGTATTGTGCCATCTTTTTTGGAAATTTAATTTTAAATTTTTTTTCCAATCCTCTAATATTTTTTTCAAAATCAGAACATATAAGAATAACAAAAATGTCTATTTTTTTATTATTTACAATATTTGTATATTTATACATATAAATATTGTGCATATTAATTTTTTAATTGTTTAAAATGATAATATATATCTTTTACAATCTCTCTATACCATGGTTTAAACATCTTGAACTTTTTGTTTAAGTTTTCCAATTTAAGCCACATTAATTTATCTTTTTCATAGAAACCCTTTTCTGATATTTTTGATTTATCTTTATTAAACATTTTCATATAATGCTCGCGAAATTTTTTTGGTAATTCCCAGTGTTTTTTTGTCATTTTAATATCAACAACAAACGTTGTATATTTACCCTTTTTTGACACATACACAGTGTGATTTTCTATTAACTGTTTGATATTCTTTTTATCACCTAAAAACCCCATCGATTCTTCCCAACCTTCTCGGATAGCCGTTTCTTTTGTTGTCTCTTTTTTTTCAGGAGTTCCTCCGAAATCTCTCCAGTCTTCTGTTTTGTTTACATACATTGATTCTCGTGAAAATAAAAAATATATATTTCCATCTTTTATAACAATTGGTAATATTCCACCTCCCATAATATATATATATATATACCTTCTAAAATTATGGAGAATAAAATTCAAATTTACTTTTATCTATTGAAAGCAATGTATCTAAATTATCGAGATCAATTATTTCATATTTGTTTTTCCAATATACATACATATCTGCGGCAGGTTTTGTTAGAGTCATTGCCATTTTAAGCAAAAATTTCATCATATTCGAGTTATTTATTAATATGATACTTTTTTGTAAATACAATGGTTTCATTTTTTTCATTTTTTTGATAAAAGCGACCAGTTTGTAAATAAAATGTAATGGAGCTGTTTCTACTTGTGTAACGTCGTAAATCATATAAAAATATTTTTTATGTAAAAAAATTCGTAGCCATTCGGCAAAAAATAAATCGGCATTAGCTTTCAGTATTTTATTATTGTTAAATACAATTTTTACTTCTGGAAATTTTGAATAATCGTAATGATAAAACTTCATTAAATATTACTTTGATTTATTTTTTCTTATTTTTTCTTATTTCTGTTTTTAATAATTGAATTTCATCACCCATTTTTTCCTGTGTATCCAATATAACACTTTTTTCTAAATCCTGTTTTAATTTATTTTCAACATTTTTCAAAAAAT